ATCATCACCTGTTGCTCTTGCCTTTTTATGCTCATACCATTTGTGAAGCATGTATATGATCAAAGACTTACCACTAGCAGTTGGTGATACTAGCAATCTCCTATTCTTAGATACTGCCCTTTGTATTGCTTCTAACTGATAGTCTCTGGGTTCAAAGGGTAGATCTAAAGTTTTTACCCAATCTTTGATTTCTTCGAGTGTACGATTCTCCGCATAGTTTACCAACCCATCAGTTTCTAATTCGTAGTTATGCTCTTTGCAGAATTCATATATGTATGGGAATAAACCCATATAGATCTTTTTGGTTTTGATATTGAATAGACGGATATATCCATCCCAGAAACGATTGCGAACTGCTGGCATGAATTTTGCTCCAGGAACTTCAAAAGAAAAGAAGTCGTAGAGTTCGCGATAGATGCTATCGTCAGCATCGATTACCATATGGACTTCGTCCACTTTGGTTAGTTTTACTTTCATTATCTATATGGGAAACCTTGTACCCATCCAACTAATGAAATTCGTGTACCTGATAATACAGGTGTCACCTGATGAAATAGAAAAGAAGGGAATGCTAAGAATGTTCCCTTTGCCTTACATGACCATGGTACTGTAGCAATCATAGAATCTAAATCAAATTTCGTACGACCACCTGTTCTACCTAATTCCCAAAACTGTTTCCATGGTTCAATAAATTGAAAGTTGCCACCCTCATATTCACTAGGATCAGTCAACTGTATAACCCATGATAATTTTCTATGCCTACCATCTGGACCTATCTCACCACCATGATCAGCATGCCAGTGATAATATCCATGAGTCTTAGTTGTTTTGTCACCATGATAGATGGTATATTGAAGATTCTCTTGGTAGCATAAGTCAAAGTTCCAGCCACCTTCTTGATTAGCACGATTAGTCATCTCTACAACCTTACCCATTAGATGCTGAGGTAATTCGTGTGGATTAAACCAACCTGTGACTGATTTACGAGATCTGTAATCAATAAGATGCTCATCGTTAGGTGCATCTGGATCATGTTCACCCAATCCTACTTTACCTGTACCAATTTCTATATGCTTTGCTAGTTGATGAAACTCATCGCATTCTTCTACTGTAAAAGCATTAGGAATTTTGTAAAAGTAGTTATCTAATATCATTATGCACCAGCCATAAACTTTCGCCACTCTATAATGTTCTTGATAGTTTGGTGTCTCCACTTTAACATATCAATAATTTCAGTTAGATACTCTATCGTGACTTTAGCAGTATCCATCTTTCCTTTCATCTCTTGTAGATCTTTATCACTCTCAAAGAAGTAATTGAAATCTCCTTTCATAATCTTTAGACCATTAAATGGATCATACGACCAACCCAAGTCATCTATCTCTTGTTGCGATAACTTACCATTGAACCATAACCATTTGTTCTTTAACAGTTCTTTGTATTTTAGATTGAGTCGTTTCTCAACCAACTTCCAATCAGTTAAGTATTCTGAGTATTTAGCATGAAGTCGAGGGACGTCTAATGATGTGACATCTAACTCAATATCATTGATGGAACATTCCTCGTTCCATTCTTGTTTCATCGATTCTAAAGATTTCATGTATTCTAGTATATTTAATATGTTTACAGTCCATGTCTTTTATCCATGGACCACCTCTTGTAAAGTGAACAGCACCTGCATCATAGAAGTCGGCATCGTCACTATACCCCTCACACCAATTCCATCTATCTGGGATAGCACCAATCTTATTGGCATTAGTCCATTGGAACTGATGTAAGTATTGACCAGACTCAGTATTAATGACCTCTGGTGTTAATTTCTTACAGTCTTCATGAGCATTGTTAAACACCATGAGACTAGACCATAACTTTTTAGGATACCAAACATCTTTTTCGTTTCCTAGTTTCTGGCGATAACCTTTATCACTGAAGTCATGCTTTACACAAGATACTGCTTCATCATGATTAACTGACATGATGAGAGGAGTCGGATCTTGTAGAAAAACAAAGTCATCGTCGCAGAATAAACTTATGCCCTCATAATTTTCTAGATGAGGAATTAGGAAGCGACTATATGTAAACTCAGTTGATTGATTAGCATACTCTCTGGTGTATTCTGGTATTTTAGATACATCTAGATACTTAATAATGAAAGGATGTGTCCATTTGTTAATTGATCTTTCGCATGCCTTACTTGCTGAACCATGTCTGCTATCATAACCGATGTACAATGTTGGTTTCTTTTTGAACATATGCTTTATATTAGCATAGTGTTCATCGTAATTGACTTGATAGTTAATAGTTTGGAAACACTCTAGATTACCCCAACCTGCACCATTCACAACAAAGTTTAATTCAAACTCACCCTCTTTGTACATATGGTTTTGCCAAAAGATATCACAATACATTTCAAAATCTAAAGCAGGATATTCTCTAAACAACTCATAAGGATCCCATACGATAACATTAGGATTCCAATCTAACCATCTGAGTGCATTAACTCTACCTGTTCCTGGATGTACATGATAACTGAAAGCAAGTTTTTGATTTGGGAAGTTATCAAATGTTAGCACACCTTGTGGTGGGTATTCTAAACCATTGTTCTTGATATTATGAATAAGGAAATGCATCTTATTGAAATGATACATCCTATTTTGTTCTTCTGTTCTATGTGGTAATGTAGATCCGATTACCTCATACTTGTGCTTGTATGCAAAGTAATCTGTAATTCTAAATGTTGTATCTGGTTTACCATTATTGATACGAGAGTCCACAACCTTTAGAGGCACATATCTACATGCTCCAGGAAATGCTTTGAACCATGCTTTTGCTTTGGGTGCTTCGTCACCCTTTTTCTTTAGTGTTTCAAAGGTCTGCGATTCTCTAGGGAAGTCTTCGATAATCATAATATAATCCTCAAGTATATTCTACTATATTTAGACAGTACTGTAAAGGTGGTTTTAAGAGTTTTGTATGTCGAAGTATGTGTATCTAAATGTAATAGATGATGAGAGTGCTGCGACATCAGTTGACTCACTACTCATTTGAAACCCACCTAATGTGATTGGGAAGGCATCATAGAAATGAACAATTTTGTTAGGATTGTTTTTGTTTGTGTTGATAACAATCATAATATCTTCATACTGTTCTAAATCACTACCAACACCAGTGTAGGTATTAGTAGAGTTGCTTCTTGTACCTGTCAAAGATGCAAAATCAGTAGGTGCACTAGCAGGAGTAATAGACTTCATCCAATCGTAAACTTCACTATAATTCGTTAAGTCTTCATCAACCAAAAAGTTTACAGTCAATTCACCAAACGATAACTTATCTCCAGGGAAGAATGCGTTTACACCTATGCTAGTTGCTAAGATTGCTTCTGAGAAACTTACATCAGGTACATTAACACCAGTGCAGAAGAATTCTACATTAGGGAGTTTGGGTAGAACCAATCTAAAAGAGGTTGGTTGTAAGTATGATTTGTTCGTTGGTGTTGCCATATTAGTATTTATAATAAAAAAAGGGCAGATAAATCTGCCCTTTAAGATCTTTTATAATCAAATTATAAAATGTTAGATACTGCTAATTTTCTGTAGTAGAAGTTTGTACCAGCAGTCGCTAATCCATCAGAAGGAGTTGATCCAACGAATGGGTTAGAGATCATTCCATATCGAGTTTTGAACCCAATTTTTGGTTGGAATGTGTTCTCACCTACTGCACGAACCATTTGTAATGGAACATATGGGCAATAGAAAAGACCTGCGTCATAAGGGTTTGTACCTCTGTATCCTACTGTTAAATAGTCAACACCAGCATATGGATCAACATACACTTTGAATCTTCCATTTAAAACACCTGCGAAAGTGTTTCCAGTATCGTCAACATTAAGACCAGTTTGAAGAGCAGGAGCATAGTCTAACACACCTGACATTGCTAGAGCACTAGCGACGTCTGATGAACATAGAACCATGTTACCTTTTCCTCTTCTTGATTCTTTAGCAATTGTATTTGCTTCTCTTTCGATTTGGAAAAGAAGACCTTTGAATTTTTCAACTGACCATCTTCCGTTAGCATCTACATCCAAGTTGAATGTACCAGGAGTTGATGTTGCAGCAGCACCAGTTTTTGCCTGGATGTTAACTGTTCTAACAACTTCTCTGTTGATTTCTGCTAAGATTTCTGAAGATAGAATGTTTGCTAATTCTGCTTCTGCGTCAAGACCATGAATTGCTTTAAGGTCTTGTGCTAATTCCATTGTGTATTCTGCTTTCAATGCTCTTGATTTTGCAGTAACAGTTGCTTTCTCGATTGAGAATGCCATTTCTGCGAAAGAGTTTGAACCAGAATCACCCAATGCCTCA